CCAAAGGTAACGGTAATGTCATTTTTAATAACATCACCTAGACCGTTGTTACGAAGCCATTGAAAAGCTGCTCCTTGTAGATCTTTTGGAATAGAGGCGCCGTAGATTTTTTTGATTTCTACTTGCTCGCCATCTTTCAGCTTTAATTTTGTTATCTGCATGTCATCCATCATTGCAGGTATTTCCATGGACGAAACTACTTTTGCTTTCTCTTTTAATTTTTTAAGAGACTCCTCTGCATTTGCGATTTCATCTTCTAAATCTTTTAATTCTAAAACTTTGTCTGACAGTCGTTTAGCTGAATCTATCTGCTCAACAGATTGCATTCTATCTTTTTCAAAATCTATTTTTGTCATAACTTTCTCACTTTCTATATATAGGTTTTTACATTATTGTCAAGTCTTATATAAATCTATTTCTACAGGGTAGTATTTTCTTTCTTGTTTGTCCCATTTTAATAGGTTGTATTTACCATTCGTTATATCAGATACTATAGAACAGGCCACACCAATTATGGCAGGATCACCCGTAAGTAGTAAATAATCGTCTTTTTCATACTCTTTTAATTTTTGTCGTAAAGTTTGTATTACGTATGCTGGACTTAAAATAATCTGTGAGTTTTCCGGTAATAATACTTTTAAATTACCAAACTGTGTTGCTCCTATAATATTAATTTTAGGTGCACCTATTTTAGATCCTGGTATGTCTTGTATAACAAAGACTGTTGCCATTAGTAATATATCCTTCTTGACATTGTTTAACACATAATATATATGCTTCCAATAGAAAGTTAAAATATATTATGCACTATAAATACAAAAGCAAGCCTTTTGCTCATCAAAAGAAAGCCCTTGAGATGTCATGGGATAAGGAAGTTTTTGCGTATTTTATGGAAATGGGTACAGGTAAATCAAAAGTATTAATTGATAATATCGCTATGCTTTACAACGCTGGAAAAATAAATGGTGCTTTAATCGTTGCACCAAAGGGTGTTTATAAGAACTGGTTTGATAGTGAAATACCAAACCATATGCCTGATTATATAGAAAAAAGAGTGGGTTTATGGAGAACAGATCCAAAGGCAAAAGATTTACAGCCCCTGTTTAAAACTGGTGCAGAGCTTCACATACTAATCATGAATGTAGAGGCATTTTCTACTAAAAAAGGCATGCAGTTTGCAGAAAAATTTTTAAATAGTCACAAAGCATTAATGGGTATAGATGAGTCTACCACTATAAAAAACCCCGCAGCTAAACGCACTAAAAATATAGTATCATTAAGACCACTCACAAAATATAGAAGAATACTTACAGGTTCTCCAGTTACAAAATCACCTTTAGATCTATTTACACAATGTTATTTTTTAGATCCTTACCTATTAGATCAGTCATCATATTATGTATTTAGAACTAGGTATGCTGTGTGTAGAAAAATAAATGTGTCTGGTAGACAAGTTGAGATAGTGGTCGGATATAGAAATCTAGCAGAACTATCAGAAAAACTAAAACCTTTTTCTTATCGTGTATTAAAAGATGATTGTCTAGATCTACCTAAAAAAACATACATGAAAAGAACTGTAGAACTTACAGATGAACAAAAGAAAGTTTATAAACAAATGAAGCAAGAGGCTATTGCATTTTTAAATGGTAAGATGGTTACATCTGCAACTGTTATTACACAACTCATGCGATTACATCAAATAACTTGTGGTCATTTTAAATCAAACGATGGTACAGTACAAGATCTTAAGAATAATCGTATAACACAACTTATGGATATACTAGATGAAGTGGAGGGCAAAGCTGTAATATGGGCTCACTACAGACATGACATAGAAAAAATTGTAGAGGCTATATCGAAAAAATATGGCAATAATACGGTTGTTACATATTTTGGTGATACATCAACAGATGACAGGCAAAAAGCAATTAAAAAAATACAAGATAAAGAATCACCAGTTAGATTTATAATTGGTACACCACAAACAGGTGGTTATGGTATTACACTTACAGGTGCATCAACAATGATTTATTATTCTAATGGTTATGACCTTGAAAAAAGAATGCAATCAGAGGCAAGAATAGATCGTATAGGTCAAGAAAAACCTATGACTTATATTGATATCATGGCAGAAGATACTATTGATGATAAGATCGTAAAATCACTTCGTAACAAAGTTAATATCGCTACAGAGATTATGGGTGAAGAGTTGAAGGCCTGGATTTAATTCATAAATAGATTAAATAAACCTACAAGAGTTAGTATAGTTGTAAATGCACCACCAACAATCCAATAGATCACAGTATCTGTTTTTCTTTCCAGTTTACTTAAGTCTTGATGTAGATGATCTATCTGTCTTTTAAAACCTTGCACGTATCCGTAGAGAGATACTAAATGTTCGCCGGTTGTTTTTGGTGGTTTTCCGTTTGGCATTATACTATAAATTCAAGTTGATTAATTCCTGATTGTTCTGGCGGCCTGAATTGAGGGTTATCTTTATAAAATTGTTCTAACGCATCATCTTTTTCTTTCGCACGGTCTGGATCTTCATATCCACTTGTTGGACGTGTTGCATATAGATCCATGTCTGGAGGAAAGTTAGGTATATTTATACGTGTAATACCAGGTTTATTTCTCGGCATTGTAAATCTATCATCAAGTTCTATTGTGTTAATACCTGTTTTATAAGTTGGAAAAAAACGATCTCTTACCGAGCTAAAAAGAGTTGGTAAAAATTGAGAGGCCATAAGACTTTGAGGCGTAAGACCTAGGGCTAAACTCGTGATACCGCCTAATACATCTCCACCCAAATCTTTTATTCTATCTAAAAGAGATAATCTTTCAGATGGAGGGGGTGGTATATCGAAACCTTTAGTTGGATCTATGGGAGTTCTTGGTCCCTCATCTCCACCACCTGCGTCTCCAGGCGTGTCCGCATATGAAGAATATGATTGACCACCAATATCTTCACCATAATTATCAAATGCACTCATTATACAAGTCCTCTATTTTTTAAAATCATCATCTTTTCCTCCTCTGATAATAAAGCTTGTTCAACTGGTGTCAACCCATTTTGAGTTACAGGTGGTGTGCTTTGCACCACAGCTGGATTTGGCATAGGTTGCTCTGGTAATGGTGGCACCATGCTAGTTTCTTTTGGATCCTTAATTAAATACTTTTCAGGGTTAATTATAAAAGGCTGATTTAGTTTTTGATTTTCAAAAAGTTCTTCTTGTATCTCTATTAATATATCTAAGACCTCATCATCTAAAGGATTTGGTATATTTTTTTCTTCAGACATTTTTGCAAAACCTTTAATTACATCTTTACTTATACTAAATGGCCTAAACTCGTTATTTTCTATAAAACCATACACAGGTCTAGCTTTTTGATCTGAAAACTCCTCTGCGATTTTAGGATCTCTCATACCTAATACTTTTACAGCGTCGTAAGTTCTACGCATTTTACTAAATGTTTCTAAATGTTGTTTATTTGCTGTAATGTATTGTCTTATAATTTGGTTTTTATCTTTTACAGGATCTCCAGTTCTTGTGCCTTTAAATATTATTCCACGTTCTTTAAAAGTATTTCTTTTAAACTCTGCTATTTTAAAATTTAAATTTTTTTCAAGATCGATTGGCACTTTTCTAAATCCAGTAAATCCTAGTAATTCATCTGGTATTTTGTATTCTGTCCCTTTTTGAGTTTCACCAATTGAAGCTTTATATAATCTAATTAACTGAGCCGCTGAGAATGGTGATAATTCGTACGCTGCGTGTGCAAAAGATTTAGATATTTTATCTCCTAACGGATCTCTTTCATTATATATTCTTTTACCATCTTTTGTTACACCACCTCTTGCAAATATATCTAATACAACCCCTGTCCATATTGCTTCTCCAATAAAAGGATCTAAAACTTTTCCTCCAGCTTTAACCATGGAATCTAAAATCATAGGCACTAAAGGTGCTTCAGGTCCTCCTTTTTGCACTGTTGATAATGTTGTTTGTACGGGCGCAGTCATTGTGTCATAGAAAAAGCCATGACTAAAATCTATATATTTATATTTACCATTTTCATAAATAGGTAAGATCGTACTATCTTCTGACCATGTTGGTAACATTTCTCTAATAGCACTCAATTGTTCTCTAGTTATTCCGTACAATCCTCTAAACGCTTCTACCACTGCTGGCGGTAACACTGCATATGTAAATCCTTGTCCTACTAAACTATTAAGACCTATTTGTTTTCTTACAGGGTCTTTATATTCTTTTAATCCTCTCATTAAAGTGTTTGTGCCTGTTCGATATATTTCTGCAGGAAAGGCAGCAAAGTTTCCTAAAGGTGATCTTCTAACACTTTTTACAAAATCAGATACGTATGCATAATTAGGTACAGTCTCTCTTACTATCTGTGCTGCTTCTTTCATAATTGCTAAGTCTGATGGTTTATTTGCTCTTGTTACAACTTTACCACTTGCGTCTTTTATACCTTTTTTGATTGCAACTTCAAAAGCGTTATCTAACTTATAAGCCTCTGCTAAAAAATTATACACTCTAAACACATCATCCTCTGCTGTGTATAAATCTTGAGCCACATTATATAATTTTTTTAATTTAGTAGTTCCAGTATTTAAAACTTTGTTGAAGTATCTATCTAAAGTTCCATATTTTGTTCTTATTTGTGCAACATCTTCAAACACTCCTTCTAATTCTCTTGCTGTAATGTTTTGATTGGTAACACCCTCTTCTAATAAAAATCTGTACATGGCTTGATCTTCAGGTGCATTTCTATATTTAGGATTACCTGTTGCTCTGTATAACAGTTGAGGTTGTACAGCCTTTCTAGCTCTGTTTGCAAACTCACCTATTTTAGCTGGTGGTATTAAAACGTTTCCTCTGTGTATTGTTGTAAACATAGAAGAGAAAAAATTTCTTGCGTGCGTAAAAAATCCTAAAACTGTTTTAGCTGCTTGCGCTGCACCTTTTGGTATTAACATACCTATTCTGTAAGGTAAACTTCTAGTAATTGCGTTACCGACAACAGCATCACCAACTCTTATAGCTTCAGCATAAGGTTGCGTTGTAAAGTATCCATCTAAAGGACTTTTATATATTGTTTCTGGCAAAGCTGTTTTTAAACTTAATGGCTGTCTTGTAATAGCTTGATTAGGTAAATTAAGAACAGCGTCATTGTAGTTTTTAAAAAATATAGGTCTTCCTATCTGACCTGGATCTGCTCCAGCTTTTAATTGTTTTGCAATATTTTCTGAATCTTTAAGTAGATTTGTATAAAACTTATCTCTAGAAATTGTTTCTGCAAGCTCTGTCATTACACTGTATATGCCTTTTTGTGCATTTCTATATTCACCAAAAAGATTTTTAAAAGCTTGTAGATCTGATTTTGTTTGTATCAATCCACCTTTACCATCAGGTTTAAATTTACCTGTGGTAATGTATTTACCTATGTTAATAACTTGAACAGGTTTATCAGACAGAGCACCTAAATCACCTATATCAAAAACAAGAGCGTTTGTTGATTTATCTTTAAATGCATTTTTAGTTATATTGTTTACAAGTTTGGTAGCTGTATCAACATCTAAACTTTTACCGTTGTCCCTTGCATATCTTTGTAATACTTGTGCTACTTCCTTTATGCTTTCAGCTGTAGGCACATAACCATTAAATATTCCTGTGTTGTCATCTATAATTTTATAGTCTACAGACAATTGATTTTTTATTCTTTCGTTTAATATTTTGTTTAATTTTTCTGTGCTTGTAACCACATTTTTACTAGCATTAATTAAATTTTTTAGACCCATCGCTGTTTCTCTAAACTCTGTAGAGTCTTTTATAATATTATCTACTTGTTTTGATGATACACCTATTTTTTTTAAAGAATCTTTAAATTTATTTATCGATGCTTGATTAAATCCAGGAAAAAATATTTCTTTCTTTTTTACCACATCATCAACGCCAAACGTAAACTCAGATATTAATTTTGATACAGTCTCAGGATCTTTAACAGCTTGTGCCGCGCCTCTTGTTTCTTTTGATATGTCTCTTATTCTATCGTCGATATTTCTAGAAGCATCTTTTGCTAATACTTTTACAGCAGACTTTTTACCCTCTAGTTTTTGTATGCCATTAAATAATTCTTGAGTCTTATTACTTCTAGATCTAAATGGTTGACCAATAAATCTATCTACCCATCGTTCTAGCATACTATCACTGTATGCAAGGTCTTTACCTTTTTGTACAATAAGTTTACCTACTTTACCTGTGCCAACAACAAAAGGTACAATAGGAAAAGCTAATTCAGAACCAAATTTTAATCTATTTAATAATTGTCTTTGAGCATCCTCACCACCTTGTTCTTTAATATCTCTATCTAATCCTGTAGGTAAGAAATCTAAAAAATCCCAATCACCAAATGTTCCTATATCTTCTATATCAGACACAATAAAACCAGTTCCAATACCTCCGCCTACTGCTATAGCAACAAACTTATCTGTGCCTGTTATTTTATTTAATTTGTTAGCTTCTTTAACAGCTCTTGCTGCATTTAAATTATTAGAGGTTTTAACATATCTACCACCTTTAATAGCGCTTACTAATTGTCTAACCTTTTGAGATGTTTTTGCTATGACAGGTATGGCTGTTTTTTGTGCTATTTTACCTGCGCCATATAATTGACCTATAGCTTCTGTAATTTTACCTGCCGCTGTTTCTGCTGCTACTTCTTCTGATGCTTTTTCTATTTTGCCTAAAGTTGTTTGTTCAAAGGCGTCA